CGCTTTTAAGAATGGGATTTATGCGTAAGAAACCTGCATTTCGCTACGTATTTATTGATGCAATGATTTGTGCGTCTATCGCTGGGGTTACCGTGCCGATATGTACTCACCTTGTAGGCCATGCGGAATTTTCCGGTTTTCTCGGTACGATGATTGGCTTTATCGGCACCGAGAAGATCCGCGAATTTTTATTTAAATTTATCAACCACCGAGTAAATGACGGTGATATTAGTTATAGACGCAGCAACGGAAGTAAATTAGATGATAATTTCAGAGAGTAAATTCAATCAGGTTTTCCCGCATGCGAAAAAAGGCATTTATGCGGCGATTGAAAAACAAATCGAAAAAGCCGGCTGTGTTACTAAAATCCAACAAGCGATGTTTTTAGCGCAATGCGGACATGAGAGCGCAGGATTTTCCGTTTTTACCGAAAATCTAAACTACTCTGACTATGCGCTAACTCAATACTTCCGCAAGTATTTTGACGCACAAACCGCTAAAAAATACGCTCGCAAACCGGAGCAAATCGCCAATCGTGTGTATGCCAACAGAATGGGTAACGGAGACGAAGAAAGCGGCGATGGCTGGCGTTATCGTGGTCGTGGAATTATCCAAATTACCGGCAAGAAAAACTATATTGCTTTTCGCAACTGGTTGGGGCGTGATTTTGCGCTGCACGAGTTGGCGGAAGACTTGGATTTAGCTGTTTTAGCGGCTGTGTGGTACTGGCAAGCAAACGAACTGGCAAGTCTAGCAAGTATTGAAAAGGTTACGATCCGAATCAACGGCGGAACAAACGGACTTGCTGACCGAGTAGCGTTATATCGCAAATTAATGGCGTAATTATGATTAGATTAAATCAAATATTAGCGGCCGCAATTTTGGGCTTGTGCGGTTGGATTTGGTATCAAAGCGACACTATCTCTGATATCCGTGCCGAAAACCAAGCGCAAGCCCAAACCATCAAAGCGCAACAAGAGGTCAACAAGGTCTTAAATGTTGCTCTACAACAAGAGCGCGAAGCCGTAATTGAGCAGCAACAACGAAACGAAGAAATCGAAAGAGTGGCACTTGAAAATGTCGAATCAGTTAAAACTATCATCAAAACTCAACCTTGTTATAGTACTAAGCTCCCTCAGTCTGCTCTTGAGCGCCTGTACAAGTAAGGTGACAACAAGGGCGGAATACATTTACCCCCCGCAGGCTTACACAACACCATGCGCTAAGACGGTATTTACCGGGGAGACTTACGGTGATGTCGTATTACAGCTTGTTAAAGTCACAGCAGAGCGCGACAAGTGCGCAAGCCAAGTAGATAATCTCAATAAGTGGATTAATCAAACCAAGACTGCCAATTAAAGTGCGGTCTTTTTTTATCAACAAAAACAAAAGGAGCAATTATGCTAACAATCAAAATCATCCAAGACGGTGTAACGTCAATCACCGAAAGCAATAGCTTTGCATTTTACGATGAGACCTCTCGTGAGTACAAAGAGATGCTCAGACTGGCGGACAAGCTAAAAGAAAAGCCGACCGCACTTAACGGAATCTACTACGCTCAACCAATCTATGGAGATCAAGAGTGTAAAGAGGTTATCCGTGAGGAGTCACTCTACTGCTCGGCTCGCAATAATCCAACAGATAAAATCATTGGTTTGATGATTGATGATGAGTATGGGGAGTTTGGTATTGAGAAAGAGGCTGCATACAGTCTAATCGGTGCCAAAGACCATATCTACGTTACCAATGAGCAAGGTAAGACGGTATTTAATATTTAATTCTCAAACAAAGGCGGCTAACAATAGTCGCCTTTGTTTTATATATGCTACATATTTTAGCTATACCTCCACTCAAGATGTTAAAAATCTCGGGGTTATATCTAAGCTATGTGATGTAAATGTTACAAAATCAAAAAGATGACGATAATTCTTTTTGCGATGCAACCGCTAAAAAGTGGCTACGGTCTTTATAATTTGGGTTAGTTGATACGCGCTGATCTATACGGTCAAGTAAATGCTGAGGGAGTGTGATATTTATCCGCTGACGCTTACCAAAATAAGCCGTTATATCAACGTCCACCAACAACCAAGTATCGCAAAACTCAAATTCCGGATCTGTTTTGTAGTGCGTAAAGCCCTTATCTTTGATTGTTGATATATCAAAGCCATCGTCTAGCATTGCCTCAAGCATGCTATGTATTGCGTCTGTTACCATTGGCACAATATCTTCGACGCTATCGGCACCACTAAAGCAACTATAACTTTCCGCGAATAAGGCTGGGACAACCATCCCAAACGCCTCAGTCTCTTTTTTTGGCGTCTCTACGCCGACTGTAAATAACATATTACCTCCGTTAAAGCTCGGCAGAGCTATTAAAGCCCTGCCGATTTTTTAATGGATTTTAAAGTTCCGATTGGTAAATCTTGTTTCGGATGTGGCACTGTGAAATTCTTCCCAGTTTTTGGAGAGTGCCATATTTGGTGGTCTCCTTTGCCGTGCCTTACAAACTCACAACCATTTGCTTTAAGCTCCTTGATTAAGTCTCTTGAGTGCATGCTATCTCCTTTCGTCTTAATCTGAGGTTATTATACACACGCATACACACAAAAGCAAGAGATTAATTACTAAATCACAAAATATTTTGTAAATATTTTTCGGAAAAAGGTACTCCTGAGGGGGTCCCCCTTTCCACGGGGTTTCGGGCGCGCGGTTTTCGACAGTTTTTTGAATTTTTCGGAGATCCACCACAACAAAACAACGCATTGTTTTTGTTTATATTTCTATGTTGGCGGTTGTTCATTTTTAGTTTTGAGGGGTTGTACTGTGAGCGATTATTACAGTATTAGCAAAATGGCTACTATTGCCGGGTGCGATAGACGCACAATGTCGGCGAGAGTAAGTCACCTCACGCCGGAAAAAGAAACGACTAATTACAAAGGATTTTCCCTCAAGCAGATATTTAGATTATTGCTTGAGGATAGTCGCACAAAAGACGTTGACGGGCTGTCACCGTCGGATCAGTTGGCGTATTGGAATGCGCAGCTAAAACAACTTGAGTATAAAAAACGCCTTGGCGAAGTTTGCGAGGTTGCGGACGCGTCTAGACAGATGTCAATCATCGTTAAAGGTATGTTGCAACCACAAGAAACGCTGGCGGACAGGGCGGAAGCCGCAGGGATGCCGTTAGAATGGGTTATTTGGTTGCAGAAAGAGGTTGACAAAAACCGCGACGAAGCGGCGGATCTAATCTTAGAGGATGAAACGGATGTATGCGAAAGCGAGTGATATTAGAAAAGATTTGGCGGAGATGATTAAGGCGCCGAATCGGATGAAAGTATCCGAGGCTGTCGCACAATATATGCGCGTTCCTCTTGGTGGCGGGTCGTCTGTAAGATGGGATAAAGACCGCACTCCTTATGTTATTGAGCCGATGGACTGTTTAAACTCGCGAGAATATGATGCGGTTATTTTTGTAGGTCCCGCTCGGACAGGTAAAACGGTCGGTTTGATTGACGGGTGGATCACGTACTCTATTATTTGCGATCCATCTGATTTTTTATTAGTGCAACTGACGCAAGAAAAAGCAAGCGAACATAGCCGGAAACGGTTAGACCGCACTTTTAGATGTTCGCCGGAAATCGCAAGCCGACTAAGCCCTTATAAAAATGATAACAACGTACACGACAAATATTTTCGCGCCGGCAATCTGTTAAAAATTGGCTGGCCGTCTATTAATGTGCTGTCATCATCCGATTACAAATACGTTGCATTAACCGATTACGACCGATGGCCCGATGATGTTGACGGTGAGGGGGACGGATTTAGTTTAGCGTCCAAGCGTACCACTACGTTTATGTCATCCGGAATGACGATGGTGGAGAGCTCTCCAGGCAAGGATATTGTTGATTTAAAGTATCATCCAAAATCGACCCATGAAGCCCCACCAACAACGGGGATTTTGTCATTGTATAACCGAGGGGACAGACGCCGCTTTTATTGGCAGTGCCCGCACTGCTCGGAATGGCTTGAGCCCTCCATGGCGAATATGATTGGTTATCGTGATGATACGGATTTTGTCGATGCAAGCAAAAAAGCCCGCTTACAGTGCCCGCATTGCCAAGGCGTAATTGAACCGAGTAAAAAGCGCGATCTAAATATTGGCGGGAAATGGCTCAAAGAGGGGCAAACAATCGACAAAAACGGCGTTATCCACGGCGAGGGCAGAAAATCCCGCATTGCGTCATTTTGGCTAGAGGGTCCAGCCGCTGCTTATCAAACATGGGAGCAGCTTACCTATAAATTACTGACTGCCGAGCACGAATTTGAGATGACCGGCAGTGAGGAAACACTAAAGGCAGTAACAAATACTGACTGGGGATTGCCTTATTTACCACGCTCCACACTTGAGCAACGCCGATCCGATGAATTAATGGAGCGGAGAGAAGAAACCGAAAAAAGAACGGTACCTTATGGGTGCCGTTTTTTATTGGCTGCGGTTGACGTACAGGGTGGGCGTAATCGCCGCTTTGTAGTCCAAATTGTTGGCTACGGCGAAAACAGCGAACGGTGGCTCATTGATCGATACAACATCAAATCATCAATGCGGGCCAATGCTGACGGTGAGTGTCATCCTATTGACCCGTCCGCCTACCCTGAGGACTGGGATTTGCTTATTAGCGATGTACTCAATAAGCAATATCGCATTGAGGGGCTAGACGGTGGGTTTATGCCAATCCTTGCAATGGCGGTGGATAGCGGCGGTGAGGACGGTGTAACAGATAACGCCTATAAGTTTTGGCGTAGATGCAAGCGTGATGGATTATCTAAGCGCGTCTATCTCGTCAAAGGTGATAGCACCAAGCGTCAAAAACTTATTACGCGCACTTATCCTGATAACACCTCTCGATCAGACCGCCACGCTAAAGCGCGCGGTGATGTGCCGTTGTATTTACTCCAAACAGATCAACTCAAAGATCGCATTAGTAACGCATTAAGTCGTGAGACTGTCGGCGCTAACTATATCCATTTCCCGGCATGGCTTGGGGAGTGGTTTTTTGATGAGTTGACTTACGAGGAGCGCGGACAAGACGGCAAGTGGCGTAAACCGGGTAAAGGCAACAATGAGGCGTTTGACTTATTTTGCTATGTCCATGCAATCGCTATTTTGCGAGGTTATGAGCGGATTAAGTGGGGTGATGAGGATAATGTCCCGTACTGGGCAAAACTCCCCCACTTAAACCCCGAAGTGATCCGAAAAGAAACAACCGCACCGGAAGAAGAAACGGAAAGTGCGGTAGAAATTGAAAAAGTTAAGCCGCAACCTAAAACCAGAGCAAAAAGTAATTGGTTAAATGGTGGTGGAAGTAAGAAAAAAGGTGGGTGGCTGTGATTTACGACAAAGACGAGCTTGAAGAAAAAATCCGAACGCTTGATGAAAAAATCGAAAACGCCCAAAGCCAAGTTAGCTTTAATGGGCGATCGGTATCTTACCAAGTGTCCGAATGGACAAAACAACGTGACCGCTATCAACAAATGCTTAATGAGTTATTAGCGGAAACAAGACAGCGCGTTAAACGCCACAGAATCAAATATGCGAGATTTTAAATAATGGGAATATTAGATAAAGCGATTGCCGCGATCTCGCCTAAATGGGGCGCACAACGAGCAAAAAGCCGTTATGTGATGAACGCATACGAGGCGGCAATGCCAAGCCGTACACATAAAGCGAAACGCGAAAGCCAAGGCGCTAACGTATCGACAAAACAAAGTGCGGTAAGTTTGCGAGAACAGGCTCGGGCGTTAGATCAAAATCACGATATTGTGATCGGCATTTTGGACAAAATGGAAGAGCGTGTGATTGGCTCTAGAGGAATCCATATCGAACCACAACCGCTAAATTTAAGTGGTGATGTTGATGAGGCGCTGGCGGAACAAATCCGCAAGAAATGGGCAGAATGGTCTGTGCGACCGGAAGTTACTGGACAATTTACCCGCCCAGAACTTGAGCGGATGTTGTTGCGAACGTGGCTCCGTGATGGTGAGGTATTTATCCAACTCGTGCGCGGATCTGTGGCAGGATTTAATCATAGTACAGACATTGCATTTAGCCTTGAGGCATTAGAGCCTGATTTTGTGCCGATGAATACCCTTGATACGGCAAATGTAATCCAAGGGATAGAGATTAATGCTTGGCGCCGTCCTGTGTCTTACCGAGTTTACATGGATAACCCACAAGAAAACAACCGCACTTACGGGCGAGTTAAATCAGTTCCTGCAGAAAATATGTTGCACCTTGCGTTTAAAAAGCGCTTGCATCAATTACGTGGCGTATCGATGTTGCACGGTGTAATCGTCCGTCTTGCCGACCTCAAAGATTATGAGGAAAGCGAACGAGTAGCCGCACGAATTGCAGCAGCCTTTACGATGTACATCAAAAAAGGCGATGCCGCACTTTACGGAGAGAATGAGGATTACAGCGCAGACAGTCCGGAGCGAGATTTTGAGATTGCTCCCGGTGCGATTATTGATGATTTAAAACCCGGTGAGGACATCGGATTAATCAACTCAAACCGCCCAAACGTTAACCTTGAAACCTTTAGAAATGGTCAATTAAGGGCAACAGCGGCTGGTACTCGCTCAAGTTACTCAAGCATTGCTCGAGATTATAACGGCACTTACTCAAGCCAACGTCAAGAGTTGGTTGAGAGCTTTGAGGGTTACTCCGTTTTACAAGATACCTTTGTTGCACACATCTCCCGCCCAATCTACCGCGAATGGCTAAAAATGGCGATTGTCAGCGGCGAAATTGAGGTGCCAATCGATATTGATCCTGCATCACTTTATAACGCCGTTTATAGCGGCCCTGTGATGCCGTGGATCGACCCGACAAAAGAGGCGCAAGCGTGGAAAGAGCGCATCAAAGGTGGATTGGCAACAGAAAGCCAAGCGGTACGAGCAAGCGGCAGCAACCCGGCAGAAGTTAAACGCAGACGTAGAGTTGAGGTTGAGGAAAACCGCAAATTTGGTCTCAAGTTTGACACAGATTTAACTAACACAGGTACGACAAATGAAAAAGCAAAAGATGATTCTGTCACCGGTGGCGATGGCAACGAACGCGACAAAGACGAATAACCAGTCTTGGTACTCAATCAAAGCCAAAGCCAACGATACGGCAGAGATCTCAATTTACGATGAGATCGGATATTGGGGTATTACTGCTAAGAGCTTTTCGAAAGATCTAAAAGCACTTGGCAACAATCTCAAGCAGATTAACCTACACATCCATTCACCCGGTGGCGATGTATTTGATGGGATCGCCATCTACAACTTGCTAAAAAATCACCCGGCAAATGTGACAGTTTACATTGACGGCTTGGCGGCAAGTATGGCGAGCGTTATTGCAATGGCGGGCAATGAGGTAATCATGCCGGAAAATGCAATGATGATGATCCATAAGCCTTGGGGAATCCAAGGTGGCGATGCAGAGGATATGCGCAAGTATGCCGACCTATTAGACAAGGTCGAAAATACGCTAATCCCTGCTTACGCAAATAAGACCGGCAAAACCCCGGAAGAATTAGCAGAAATGCTATCGGCGGAAACTTGGCTCAACGGTAAAGAGTGCGTTGAACAAGGCTTTGCCGACAAACTAGCCGAACCACTTGTGGCGATGGCGTCTATTAAATCACGAAAATTAGAGGACTTTGAAAATATGCCAAAAGCAATGAAAGACATGTTGTTTAAGCCACAAGGCAACGCTGGCGCATCCGCACCACAAGCAACACCTGCACAACCGGCACCAACCGAACCGGTAAATCAAGCACCGACAGCTCCGGTAGATAACACCGCACAAGTGCAGGCGGAATTAAATAAACGTAACGCCGACATTAAAGCCGTATTTGCGCCGTTTGGCACAACTCACAATGATCTGTTGGTGGAATGCTTGGGCGATTTAACTATCACTGCCGAGCAAGCCAAAGACAAATTGTTGGCTAAATTGGGTGCGGGTACAACCCCAAGCGCAACCGCTACACCTTATGCCGGCAACGGTAACATTGTCGGCGATAGCGTTAAACAATCTTTGTTAGCCCGTGCGGGTCTCATCAAAGACAAAGCGGACATTAAAGACAATGCCTACAGTGCAATGACATTGCGCGAGATGGCCCGTGCGTCTCTTGTTGACCGCGGAATCGGCGTATCAGGTCATAACGCAATGAGCATGATCGGCTTGGCGTTTACCCACTCCAGTTCCGACTTTGGGCAAATCTTAATTGATGTTGCACACAAATCCTTGCTTAAAGGCTGGGAAACCGCAACCGAAAACTTCGACCAATTTACTTCCCGCGGTACGTTAACCGACTTCCGCCCGGCAAATCGTGTCGGCTTGGGTGACTTTGGCTACCTGCCGGAAGTGGGCGAAGGTGAAGAATACACCTACGGCACCATCGGCGACGAAGGCGCCCGCGTAGCGTTAGCGACATATGGTCAGTTGTTTAGCATTACCCGCCAAACAATCATTAATGACGATATGCACATACTGACTAAAATCCCTGAGAAAATGGGTCAAGCCGCCCGCGCAACCATCGCTAAATTAGTGTTTGCCATCCTGACCGGTAACGCTATCGCACAAGACGGCAAAGCGTTATTTGACGCGTCTCACAAAAATACATTGACCGGTGCAGCGTTAGATGTGACAAACATTGACAAAGCGATCCAGTTGATGAATGGCTTTGTAAACTCCCGCGGCGAACCGTTGGCGATTGAGCCGGAATTTATGTTAGTACCGACATCATTACATACCCGCGCTAAACAAGTTTTAGGATCTGCGAGCGTTGAAGGTGCGGACGTTAACTCAGGTATTATTAACCCAATCCGCGATGTTGTGCCGGCGCTTAAATCCGCGCGCTTACAAATCGCCGATCCGAAATCATGGTACTTAATCAACAAAGAGGCGATCGAAGTCTCTTACTTAGACGGCATCGACACTCCGTATATGGAGCAACAAAACGGCTTTACTGTTGACGGCGTAGCAACAAAAGTACGTATTGATGCAGGTGTCAATGTGATTGACTATCGCGGCGTTGTTAAAGTTACCAACAAGTAACTTAATCCACCATAAATAACGACCGCACTTTTAACCGAAGTGCGGTTTTTTATTATCAAAATTAAAGGATCATTAAATATGGCTAAAAACTATATGCAAGACGGAAACACCGTGCGTTTTACCGCTGCTGCCGCCGTGAAAAGCGGTGATGTAGTGATGTTGGAAAACCTTGCGGCGATTGCTGTTGCCGATGTGGAAAAATCCGCCGTTGGTGTTGGCTTAACTACCGGTGTATTTACGGTCAAGGCAAAAGCGGCTGACGACATTAAACAAGGTGCGATCGTTTACTGGTCTGCGACTGAGGGTGCAACAACTACCGCAGGCACTAACAAGCGCTTAGGCATTGCATGGCACGCAAGCGGTGCAACCGTGGATACTGTCGATGTCAAGATCAACGCTTAGTCCGTTTGATGACGCATTAGCACAGGCGGACAAAGTCATTACTGACATGATGATGTCCGTCTATGTTATCAACGGCAAAAAATACAAAGCGGTGCTTGATGAGACACCAAAGGTGATGGGCGGGAATTATAGCGATGATTACTTAATTAACGGTACGACTCGCACGCTAACACTTTTTCGTTCGTCCGGCTACAAACCAAAACTTGGCGATGTCATCACGACAAAAACCAGCGAGTATGTTGTACGTGGATTTAGTTTTGACGATGGCAAGATCGTGTTGCAGTTGGAGTGATAATGAAATCAAGCGTTGATGGGATTGAGCAATTAAGCGCAAATTTTAGCAAAGCCAAGCGGAATACCCCAAAAGCTGCGGTTAGTGCAATAAACACTGTCGCAAGGCGAGCAATGCGAAATGGAACTAAGAAAGTGGCGAAAGAGCTTAACGTACAGCAAAAACTTGTTCGCAATAGAGCAAGATTGCAACGCAGAGCTACCAACGCTAACCCTGAGGCCGAAATTTTAGTTGATCGCCGTAACCTGCCTTTAATTAATCTGCTAAAAGCTGGTGGAAATAAATTATACGAAGGCAGTGGGGCAATTCTTATTGGGCAATATGGTGTAGAGAGAGGATTTAAGCAAAAACTTAAAAACGGACGGACTCACATCATGCAGCGAAAAGGGAAAGATCGATATCCGATTGATGTTGTGAAAATCCCGCTTGCTACTCCACTTACAAACGCTTTTAGATCTGAACTCAAAGACTACGGTAGTCAAGTTAAGGTCGAGATGGCGAAAAAACTCACAGGCGATTTTAAGAAATAGGCTATTACTATGTTAATACACAAAAAAATCAGACAAAAACTGACCGCACTTTTGAAAGAGTCACAAATTGGTGTGAATGAGATTTATTCAGGAAGACCGTTATTTGTTGACATCGATCAAGAGCAGTCGGCAGTTGCTGTTTTTATTGATGCAATCCAAGCGGAGCCGGTTGATTTGTGTCATTACGAGTATATAGCCGATCTCAACATCGCAACTTACTTAAAAACGGCTATTGGCGAAGATGCGCTGGACGAAATCGCCGAAAAAATCAAGAAACGGTTGGAAAGTGCGGTAGATAACGGCGAGTTGCCGGAAGAGATTACCGAAATCACGTTAAGCAGTTATGAGTATGAACAAGATACGACTAACCGCACTTGGTTTGTATCCAACCTCAAATATCAAATTAAATACGAGGACTAAATATGCCAACACAAACAACCTCTTTTCAGGGGACTAAATTTTATTTGGGCGTGGGCTTAAATGAGGGCAAAGCAGTTACCGCAGCAACCGTAAAACCGAATGCAACAATTACTGCAACCGGCCATGGTGCAAAAACTGGTGACTTTGTAAAGATTACTGGTCTCGGTGCATTAGATGGTTTCTATCCTGTTAAATCTATTGCAACAGATAAAATCACTCTCGCCGATGAGGTCGATTGGAGCGGTCAAGATGCACCAACGGATTTTTCATCAGCAAAAGTGGCGGTCGTCAAATGGTCATCTAATTTCTGCGCTATTAAGCAAATTGAGGGTGATGGAGACACTCTTGGAGAGGAGGATATTACAACAATGTGCTCCGAGGGGACAGAGACTGAGGCTGGAGAAATTGAGTATGGCTCAATCAAACTAACTTTCTTCTATGCTCCGGCAACGCCAATGCAACAAGATTTGCGTAAAAAATTCTATGCCAAAGAAACTTTCCCTTGGATGATGGTGATGAAAAATAATCAAGGCTCGCTTTACGGTACCGGGTTTATTCAAACTTCACCAAATTTCAGCGGTGAGGTTAAAGGTAAATTTGATTCCGGTGTAACCATTAAAAAAGCGAAACGCGATTACTTATTACCTGTAAACGCTTAATCCATACGACCGCACTT